ATGAGTCAAAAGACTTTACATGAGGGTGTTGAAAGAATGCTTAAACATTATGTGCCAGAGGTAAATCAATTAGTAGGTGTAGATGATGAACAGGCTGCTGAGAAAGGATATACTCCATGGGCGATCTAATACCTTTTCCTACAAAACGAATAATTAGAAAAAACCCTACACCACAATCAGTAGAAACAGAAGCAAAAAAGAAAAAGGCAAAAGAAAACTATTTTATTGAGCAATTATCTGAGGAAATTGTGCTACATATAATTCATGTTTTACAGGACAATGCTGTAAGAATGAAAGACGAAGCTTTTTTAAGAGATTTAGCAGTTATCATTGAATCAATTAAAAGTTTAATTTATAGAGATTTCGGTAGAAGACATAAAATGCAAGCAATATCAGATGCCCTTGCTACAATAAAAAAACTACCTGACGGTAAACAAGTTACCGATTTAGATTATAGTAAAATATTTGTAAGTAAAAAACCAAAGGTTGACAAATAGCAAATAAAGTGATATAATAGTATTATGATTATAGTTGATATAAATCAAATAATGATTTCTAACTTGATGGTGCAGATCAATGGTAGAAATGCTACTGAATTAAATGAGGACTTTGTAAGACATATGATTTTAAATAGTCTTAGAGGTCACAATAAAAAATTTAGAAAAGAATATGGTAGTATGGTTATTGCTTGTGATAGTAGTAATGTCTGGCGAAAACAAGTATTTCCTAATTACAAAGCAGGTAGAAAAGCAAATAGAGCAAAATCTGAACACGATTGGGAGTTTATATTTGATGTACTTGCTAAAATTAAACAAGAGATTAAAGACTTTTTACCATATAAAGTAGTTGCAGTAGAGGCAGCAGAAGCTGATGATATTATTGCTACTTTATGTAAAAGAACAAACGAAAAGGTACTTATACTGTCTGGTGATAAAGACTTTATACAATTACATAATGATAGAATAAGACAGTATAATCCTGTACTCAATAAGTTTGTAGGCAAAGACGAAAATCCTATTATATATATTAGAGAACATATATTAAAAGGTGATAGAAGCGATGGTATACCAAACGTGCTATCAGACGATAATGTTTTTATAGAAGGTAGAAGACAAACACCTTTAAGTAAAAAGAAGATAGAGGGATGGATTAATGAAGTTTTACCTACCTTTACTGAAGAACAAGAAAAAAACTATATTAGAAATAGACAATTAATAGATTTAAGTTATGTTCCAGAATGGCTAGAACAAAATATAAATCGTGAGTTTAATGATGTAAAAGTAGCAACTAGAGATAAAATACTAGGTTACTTTATAAACAAAAAACTTAAAACTTTAATCGAGTCAATAGATGAATTTTAGACTCGAAAGAACTGTTAAGGAGAAAAATAATGGTTATAATTAGAAGAAACGCTGACGGATCAATCGCAAATCCTGAAGTGGCAAACACAACACAATCACACCCAGCACTAGCAACTAAAAGAGGAATGCAGGCACTACAAGATGCAGGCAGATCAGTACCACCTTTAATGAGTGAGATTGCTACTAAAGTAAACAACGCAAAAGATAAACCTAGAAAATTAAAAGTATTAAAAGATAACGATACAGCACCTTTAAGACAAGTTTTAAAAGCTGCATTTGATCCTAATATTGAATTTGTTTTACCTAAAGGTAATGATGTGCCATATACGGTTAATGATGCACCAATAGGAACAGATCATACACTATTAAGTCAAGAAGCAAAAAGACTATATCTTTTTATAAAAGGTGCCGATAATACTATAACACAAAATAAAAGAGAGACACTTTTTATACAAATGTTAGAAGGACTATCTGCTGAAGAAGCAAGATTTTTAATTACTGTTGTCAACAAAAGAGTAAATAATGAGTATAAAGGCTTTACAGCAAATCTAGTCAAAGAAGCATTTAACTGGAATGACAATTTTATGAAAAATGCATAATTTGTTCTTGTTTTGTTCTTATTTTAAAACCCTTATATCTCAAAAGTATTGATTTATAAGGGTTTTTTTATCCATTTTTATCCATTTTTTGCTTGATTTTCCGCTCTAAATACGGTATATTATAAGAGTAAATGACAAACAAAAAGGAAAAAAACATTATGACATACAAACCTAAATACTTATCTAATCAAATTAGTTTAGTTAGAGATACTGCTTACAATAAAATCAAAGAGATTGTTGCTGCTTCTGATATAGTGACACCAAAAGTATCTGAAAAATTAGACATCAATTTAAAAAATACTCTTAATAAAATTTTAAATGATTACAGATTTCAAGAGATTAATAAAAAAGAAAAACCCATTGATGAAGAACCAGGTATCTGGTCAGAATTTGCAAGTGAAGGTTTAGGAATATAATATGGATCCAATACACGGAATAGGAATGTTTTTTATAGGTGTACCTATAACTATTATAGGTTTCTTTATTGCTTATACCATAGCATATAAAAGTGTTATGAGTAAAGATGAAGAAAAATTAACTGAGGTACAAAAATCAATCAAAGATTTATATGGTCAGGACTGTCAATGAAATTAAATACTAAACAAAAAGAAATATTAAAACTACTAGTAAAAGGTAAAGGTCAATTTAAAACACCTACTGTGCCTAAAGATCACTACGAAAAAAACCTAGATGATATTGTAAAATTATATCTAAAAGGTTTACTAACTTTTCAAAGAGAGTATGATATTGATCTAGTTGGTCCATCTAATCAACATATGGTTAGATTTAAATGGTATATTGTTACAATAGATAAAAAGAAAACTTTAAAAGATATTAGAAAGGTAGTCAAAGATGGCAAACTTTAAAATAGTTATTAGAACATTAATGGCTGTGTTTGTTTTAGCATTTTGTGTTACAACTTTTCATTACTATGTTGAACAAGGTAACGCTAGAGCAGAAACTTTAGAACCTAAACTACCTGATTTTGAACACACTAACAATCAACAATTTTTAGATAATGTTATACAATGTGTTAATTATATTGAACACAATACCACAGATGTTTATCCTGTAAATTTAGAATTATTACTTGCTCAAGCAGCGTTAGAGTCTGGTTGGGGTAACAGTAGATTTGCAAGAGTGGGTAAAAATTTATTTGGTATTAGAACATATGATTTACAAGAACCACATATGTTACCTTCTAATAATCCTAAAAAGTGGGGTGTAAAAGTTTATTCACATGAATGTGATAGTGTTTTAAATTATATGCAGATATTAAATAATGGTGGTGCATATAAAAAATATAGAGAATTGAGAGAAAATGGTATTGATGATCCTTACATATTAGTAGAAACGCTTGACGCTTATGCTGCTGATAAACATTACTTCTCAAAAATAAAAAGTATCTTAACAAAAATAAGGAGTGAATATGAAGTTAGATGATATAAAAACAAAGTATAAAAAACTTGACAATCTTGCTAAGGCATGTGCAAATGCTCAAAGTGATGACTTCAAGGGACTATGGTTTGGTAAACTTATAGATTTAGCAAGAGAATATAAAATGCTAGATTATGTTATGAGAAAGCTTGTACACTAAATTGAATTGTGTTATAATAGACTTATGAATATATTTTACTTAGATAAAGATCCAGTTAAAGCAGCTGAAATGAGTTGTGATAAACATGTTGTTAAAATGATATTAGAATCTGCTCAAATGCTTTGTACTGCTAAAAGAGTATTAGATGGTATTGAATGGACTGATTATACAAAGAATGGTAGAAAAATTAAAAGATGGCGACTAGAAAATTCTAATTTAGAACAGATAGTATATAAAGCAGGTTGGCTAAAACACCCTAGCACACAATGGGTGATGGCTTCATCATATAATTATATGTGGTTATATAGACATATGATGGCACTAAATAATGAATATAAAAAAAGATATAATCATACAAAGGATCATATGTGTGTAGAAAAATTAGGTGTTATATTAAGTGTGCCACCAGTGAACTCACCTATCAATGTTATAGGCTCAGACGCAACACCAGCAATGCCTGAAGAATGTAAAGTACCAGGTGATAGTGTTGCAAGTTACAGAAAATATTATATAATGAAAAAGAAAAGATTTGCTACTTGGAAACAACCTGCTGAAATGCCTGTTTGGTTTAAAGAAGGAGTAGCAAGTGCCAACGTATAGATTTTATAATTCAAAAACAAAAGAAGAATACGAAGACTTAATGTCCATTTCTGAAATGGAAGAGTTTATTAAAAAGAAACATATCAAATTATTACCACCTACAAAATTAAACATAGTATCTAGCACAGGCACAGTAGATGGTAAAACTGATAGTGGTTGGAAAGATGTAATGGCCAAGATATCTGAAGCACACCCAGCAAGTGAACTAGCAAAAAGATATAAGAAAAGATCAGTAAAAGAGACACAAATTGATAATGTAATAGCGAAACATAGAAGAAAACGACAAGGGAAGAAAGTATAAATATATACATGGCAGATTTCGATTTTTTAGACGATTTTGACACTAGTGGTGATTGGGGTTTTAGCTCTGTAGCAAGTAAACCATCACAAACACAAAGTAAAGAAACACAAGAAGTTGTAAAACAAACAGCTGATGGTGTTGGGAAGGCTGTGTCTAGTGAGATTATAAACAGATTAGAAAGTAAGTTAGATAAACTTACGAGATTAGTAGGCGATACAAAAGAAACAGTTGTTGCTAAAAACGAAACAGAATTAGAAATTGCTAAAAAGCAAATGGATGATGAATACGATTTGAGAAAAGATAATCTTAGTGTAGAAATGAAAGATAAATTTAAAGCACTAGAAAAATTAATCATACCTTTACTAATTAAACTTGCTAAATCACCAGAGGCTTATATTCACTGGCCAAATAGAGCAGAAGTCATAGAGTCACAATTGAAAAAAATTGTTGCAATCACAAGAGGAAAATAAATGAAACTAAGTAAAAATTTTAGCCTAAAAGAAATGACGGCTAGCCAGACGGCTGAGCGTAAAGGTATTAATAATAATCCTAATGACGATCAGATTACAGCACTACAAAAATTATGTGAGAATATACTACAACCAGTTAGAGATCACTATGCCACTCCAGTAACAATATCAAGTGGGTTTAGAAGTGAAGAATTATGTGTTGCAATAGGATCATCTGTAAACTCACAGCACGCTAAAGGCCAGGCTGCGGACTTCGAGATATTTGGCACACCAAATGCTGAATTAGCAAAATGGATTGTAGAAAATTTAGATTACGATCAATTAATATTGGAGTATCATAAACCTGAAGAACCTAATAGCGGTTGGATACATTGCTCATATAAGAGTCCTACTGATAATAGAAAACAAACTTTAAGAGCGTTTAGAAATGACGCAGGTAAAACTCAATACGAAGAATACAAACCTAGCTGAGCTCTCGGTCAATTTACAAAAGATGAAGTAAACGATATGCTCACACAGCATAGAAGCACATAGCTTGACTAATTGCTAATTATCTGATATAATTATATTATGAATCCATTACACGAATATTTTAAAAAGAATTTTGAAGTAAAGACTTTTACTCATGTTCCCTTACCCTCAAAATCAATTGAACTTACAACCGAGACTATAAAAGGTAAAAGATTTTATGTTTTGCCTGATGGTAAAAAGTATCCATCTATTACAACTGTGCTATCGGAAAGAGGCAATGAAGGTATAACCAGATGGCGTGAGTCAGTAGGTGAACAAGCTGCAAATACTATTATGAGAAGTGCAGCCAAGAGAGGTACAGCTGTACACACACTAACTGAGGACTATCTTAACAATAGAGAGTTATCAAAACAAGATGTTTTACCAACAGCGCTTTTTAGCATACTAAAAACCGAGCTAGATAATATAAATAATATTGTACTACAAGAGGGAACTTTATGTAGTCACAAGTGGGGCGTTGCAGGTCGTGTTGATTGTATCGCTGAATTTAATGGTAAACTTTCAGTAATAGATTTTAAAACCTCAACGAAAGAGAAGAAGGAAGAGTGGGTAGAAAACTACTTTATACAGACTTCTGCTTATTGTGAAATGTACGAAGAATTATACGGACAACCTATTGACCAGATAGTTATATTAATAGTAACCGAAGAAGGCGCAACTCAAACTTTTGTAAAAAATAAAAAGGATTATTTGCCTCTCCTCAAGCCCGCCATAGAGGAGTTTCATAGAAAGTTTAAAAATGAAAAATAAAATACTAGACAATTTACCTATAATATTTGTTGCCTTAGTTTTTGTATTTGGTATGACACTTACTTGGAATCATGCTAAAGCAGGTTGGGAAGGTATGTCACAATATCCTTGGCAACCAATGACAGTACCAATGTGGTGTGGTCCTATTGATGA